TCTTCCGATCTAGAGAGAGAGATCAGCAGGGTCAAAATGAGGTTCACCGTCATGCTCTATATGGCTATACAATTTATCTATATCGTAATTATAACCTAACCTACTTCGTAATGGCGCTATAAATAAATCGGTAGTATCATAATCTCCTGTTTGTATGTTGTGAATACCAACTAAAGAAGCAGCAATACCTAACTTTCTTTCAAATTTATAATAAGTAAATACTTTAGGTATATTACCAGTATTACCATAGTGTGGTACTACACGTACAGCACCATCTACATTATACATTTCAACTCTAGAAGAAGTATTTCCGTAATCAATCTTATCTGACTCTAAATCGTTATTAGTAACATCTAATATTTCTATTTCACTATTAACAGTATCATTAATAAATAAATACTCTGTTTCATTAATAACTGTAGGAGCACCAAGGTTTCTATCAAAGTTTGTATGTAACAATCCGTTACCATAGTTCAACCCTGTAATATTATTAATACCAGCATCGGTAGTAACAAGGTCTTGCTTACCAATCATTTTAAGCTTACCAGGAACTTCGTTAGTAACGTTATTCAATATTTGAAATTCGTTATCAGCTAAATCCCTAGGATTAGTATTGTTATTTACTCCCCCACTAAAATTACTTACGTTTATAGCTTTTTTTGGCATTCTTTTTTCTCTTTTTCTTTTTGTTGTATAGTCTTCTACTACTATTTGTAGAAACGCCTTTAGACTTTCCCCCGACAGAGTTACTTGTTACCGTCAATTATTTCACCCCATACACTTGTTTTGCCGTCTCTTATTTCTACTGTCTCTACTTTAAACTCACCATTGTCAAACCAATCAACAATAGCAAATGCGTGACCCCAGTTATGCAATCTACCCTTGAGCCACTTGTTGCTTTCGTGAGACATATCTTTTAAACACCCCATAGACCAAGCACCAATATTACTATTAAGCTTTGTCATAGTATGTCGTTGTATGTCATGTACGTGTCCATACATTACATTTTCTCCGTATGTCTCTAAATGTTTTTTCGCATGATATGTTGTTGCAAACGCACCATGAAAGAATACTAACTTACCTACTTGGACTGGTAAGTTGTATTCCGTGTACCTGTATCCTCTTTCTTTAATCCTACACGCTTCAAAAAACTTGTAGTTATCAAGATAAGGATACTTATTAGCAAAATTATCCAGCCAGATATCGTGGTTACCTTGTAGTAAATACTTTTCTTTACATCCGATTTCTTCAAGTACTTCATCCCATTCATCTAATCCTTCATTTACTAATCTAATGTCTTCATCTACAATAGGTAGTTGAAACTCTAGTGGTGGTAACTTCTTGTCTTTATATCTCCAAGCAGAACAAGATTCCCACTCTCCTACGTCTCCTAAATTAACAAAAACCGTAGGTTTTACTTTTAGTATTGCTTTCTTAACACATTCAACTGCAGCTCTATCCTCTAAAGGGTAATGCTGGTCAGGTATTACAATTCCACGTTTTTTAAGTTTCAACGAAACCTCCTATTATTAATTCTTATTTAAGTGCTTTTTTAATTTCTGCAAATAGCTTGTCATCTAATTTATTTGAAGACTTAGCAACTAAGTGTTCTCCTAAATGTAATACGATAGCTTTCAGTACTTTTTCAGTACCTAGCTTTGCAAGTAACTTTCCTAATATAGGTCCCATTATTTTTCTCCTGGTTCACATGATTCTTCACACGCTTCAAGGCCTTTCATATATCCTTGGTGTTCAATAATCATTTGTTTAATTTCAGCTAATCTTTCGTTAGCTCCCTGTAACTCCTGCACAAGTGCATTGTGTTGTTCAACCATTGATTCCATCTTGGTTTGTGCTTCTTGCTTTAGGTCTACTTTTGCTTCTTTTGCCATTCTACTGGTCTCCTGTTATTGTTAGTAATTATTTTTTCTTTATCTTTTTTATTTTACCATTATGCGTTCTAGCAAACTTATGTGTTTTGGTTTCTCTTATAAGACTTCCCTTATAACGTTTGCCACCCCACATCCAACTTACTGTTTTAGCCATATTAGTAATCCCTCACTATTTTACCGTCTTTAGTTTTTCTACCCATCTTAGCTTCATATAATTTTGTAAACTTAGATTTTGGTTTGTTTGGTTTGTTTTTATGCTCTGATGGCATTTTTGCACCGCTTTTTTTAAGTTTCCTTAAAATAGCTTCCTCAGTTCTATTTGATAAAAAAGAACTTAAACTTCTATCAATAGCTCCGTCATTCATATTATCTGTACTATTTGAACCTTTACCCGTTTTTGTTTGTGCATAATTGTCAGTACTATTTTTTGGTCTACCGACTTGACTACCATATGTTCCTTTACCTCGTGGCATAACGCCCTCCTTTTACCATTTAACTTTATTTGCCCAATATGCTGCTGACATTGGACCTCTTGCTATATTTTTACCGTGTCTTGCTTTAAAACTTTTTCTACGCATTTTTTGTTTATTAGATTCACCTGCTTTAGGTTTACCTGCTGTTTTAACACCTTGCTGTCCAAACCTTATAGTTTTTATTTGTGTACCTGATTTAGCTACAACTACATGCGATTTGGTAGGATGGCTAGGTGTGCGTTTAGGTTTATTATATCCTGACACACCAACTCTAGCAAGTCTTGAATCTTTTTGTCTACTCATTACCCTTGTCCCCTACTACGTTTTTTATATCTTTTACTTAACTTATTACCGAACTTAGTATTGTTTGACATACCTTGCCGAGTCTTTTTTTTGCCATTAGTTTTTCTAACTTGTTGTCCTACTCCACGCATGATGTCAAATATAAACCTTATCTAACTTCTTTCCTAATACTTTCTATAATAGTTTTTTCATTAAAACTCATACTAATACCAGGTTCAAATCTTTTAACTTCTTTACCTTCTTTTAATACTATAATAGTTGGTACTACTGTAATATTCCATTCTTTTGCTATGGTAGCACCAATGTTTTTGTTTTCAATATCTATTTCAGCTACATAACATAGTTGAGATAGTTGTTCTATACGCACTCTGTTTTGATAATTCCAAGATGCATTTACTTGTACTACCGCACAATTTTGTACGTTTAATAATTGAACATCCGTAAAACTATCTAAAGAAACAGATTGCGAATATAGTGACGAGGTAAATAACCCAAGCCCCAATACTAATGATTGTATATATCTTACCATTTCTCACCTACTTGTTATTCATGTTTAATAGAGTCTCGTTAATCATTTTTGTATCTTCTTTGACAGAATCTACTTTTTCTTCAAGCTTCTCTACTTTGTCTTCTGTATTCATAATACTATTACGTATCATTTGGTCTTTTAAATCATACTCTGTCCTACTTACAGGAGGCTCAGGTAATTTTTTAGCTTCTTCTATATCAGCTTGTAAATTAAACCATAATCCTACTACCATAAATATTGTTACTCCTATACTAACTGCAGTCTCTAAACTCAATGTAAATTTACTGTCTTTACTCAGCTCTGCCACTTTATCCCCCTATGTTTTATGGAAAACCTCCACCACTGTCATCAAAATTATTTTGAACTAACCCTGGTGTTGTCTCTCCCTCTGCGACTATTTTAATCGTTCTATTACTTGTTTCATGTAACGAGCTATGTTGTATGTATTTAAATCTACAATACAACGTACCGCTACCATTAATACTAACAGCAGTACCAAAATTACCAGTACTACTATTAACAGTTCTATATGTAGCACTATTGTTTGGAAATCCCGAGGTAGACGTTGCTACAGACAATCCACCTCTTACTACTCCACTATTTGTTGTATAATACACATCTATAACATCATTAGTAAACCCTGTAAATGTAATACTTCTATTATAATAGTTTGTACCACCTGGATTAGACCCAATGCTTTGTTGACCAGCACTCCAAGTACCATAAGAAGTATTAGTTAAGTCATGGTCATAACTATAAAACTCAGACATTGCATGGGGAGCAGAACCATCTGGTCTGTTTGCCGATGCATTCTCAGTATTAATAGTTACAAACGTACCATCAGATATATCTTTTAACGAAGCATTAAGTTCATTTTCATTGCCTGTTTCAGTATATATATCATTAATACTTATTTGCCCTGATGCTGCTAGTGCCATTTATTACTCAGCGTCTCTTATTGCTTTGTATGCTACAATG